TTACAACTTCTGTTTACGGTCGGGGTGCGCACTCCCTAATTGTCGTTTTACCACTTAAACTACTTCGGTTTTTTCTAATATCATTTTGTTGACGTCAACGAAATGGTTTTGTGGCCATGGCAGGATTCGAACCTGCAATAAACCCCGCCATTGGGGTGTGTGTGCCTTTCCACCACATAGCCTTGTAGTCAGGACAGGATTCGAACCTGTAGCCAAGGTATCTCACCTATACGGGGCACGTTGTCCTACCGTGTGTTTACCAATTTCACCACCTGACTATTTACACAAATATACACTACTTCTCCCCAATTTCCCCCTTCAGCTTCTCGACGTAGACCGCTGCATCCATCAACTCCTCCTGCAGGTGTTGCAGCCATTGCATCAGCGCCAGGTCATCGCGCTCCATCGTAGTGCCGTACTTCTCCTTGCCCTTTTCCGCTCTTGTCCTAAGTTGGGCAACAACGGCTTCGGTGATTGCGTCAGTCATTGAAGAGAGGTTGCTCGATTTTGACTTCGTTGTGTGTTTTCTCCGCCAAGCCGTTAAGGCGCTGCGTGATGCTCGTATTGTAGATGCCAGTCATGCCGCCTCTGATTTGGTCAGCGCGGATCGTGGTCTTGATGCGCGTACAGACGTCCACATAGCGGTCGTATCTGCCATCCGGATTGGTGAAGTATTGGTCGATGCTCTTGCCGATTCCCTGCTCGTAGCAGTAGACCTGAAAGCCTTCAAAGGTCAGCGGATTCTCACGCTCACGAAGTACACGGTCTGCCTTGACACCAACGTAGTCTTCAACCCTTACTGGTTGCGCCTTCGCTTTAACGCAGTAGTCAGCAAACGCATCCCACATCAGCTCTGGTGTTTCAAAGTTCAACGGTTTTGCCATTACGCCTCGATGTTTGTGACTATTTCAATTATCTTCTCAATGACCGCCACCTTAGCATGCAGTGCATTCGGTGCGCTGCTCTCCTCCAGCGAATCCAGTATGTTGGATAAATTGGTCAACAAATGACCACGATCCTGCCAGTCGAGTGCGCGTGCATCCTGCTCTGCGCTGATGTCGGGTTGTGCGTGCATGTCATTCTTCGTTTAGTTCGCCCAGTTCTCGTAGCTTGTTCCTGCTCCACCCAAGCGCCGCCTTGCCGCCCCAAAGCAGGTAGCTGATGTATCCGCAGTCGCTGGTGCTGTCTGCGTTGTCGTAGTACGTCTCTGCGCGCGATAGGTAGCTGTGCATCCGCTTGATTGTTTCAAGGCTGATGCCCTCGCCGTTGGCAAGCTGCTGCGCTCTGACCTTGCCAGTCTGCGTTGCGCACTTGTTGCCATTGCGCTCGTTCAGCTCGATGCCTCGCTTGGCGTTGTTCTTGACTCCATCGCCGTAGTCAGCGTAGCTGTCTTGGAATTTAGTCTTGATCTGCGAGCTGCACACTGCTAAGCGCTGCGCTGCCTCCGGGTACTCGCTCTGCATTGTGGCATCGCTCATGCACCTGGCGAGGAAGTCATGGCGGCTTTCAGTATCGTTAGGCTTGGGTATCGGCATTGTTGGATATGGTTATGGGTTGACCGTGGTAGTTAGCATCTATCGCTGCGTACATCCTGGTCAGTCCTTCAATAACGCAGGTAGCGCACCACCAGTTCACCGGCGGGTAGCCAAGTGTCTCGTTGATGCGTGCCAGCCTGTTGACATCATCCGGTGGGATGCGTAGGGTGTGGCTCGCCTGGTAGCGGTCCAAGTAGACACGGAGCGCCTGGGCTTCCAGTAGTTCAGTGGCGTTTAGAGCTTGCATGTGTTTGCGATTGCGACAGCGGCACCGGCTGATGCCAGTCCCACGACAATACAAAGATAAGGCGAAATGGGAATAGCAATGACCAGGCCAATCCAAAATGCGAGGCACGTCATGCAGCTCAGTGGCTTACGCTTGAAGATCGCCATGCGGTAGAATGATGCCGGCAGGGCGTAAACTCTGGTCACCGCTATGGATGCCAGGGCAGACAGGATGATGATGATCAGTAGGTGGTTCATAGGTTTTCGTTGATGGCTTTTTTTAAGCGTTCTTTAATCTTCTCGATGGAGTAGCAGATGGACCGATATGGGATTCCTGTCTGTTGGCTCAGCCGCTTCATGTTCCAGGTCTTCATGTGTTCAGCAAGCAGGTGCTTGTCGTATGGGAAGTCCCCAGGCTTAGCCCAGCGTTCTATCTCATCGAGGCAGATCTCCCAGGATCGCTCCACGATTGCCTGGTATGGTTCGTACTCTTGGTCATGTATGTTGACGTCGATGGTGACGCGGTCCTCGAGGTGCCGGAACTTTTGAGCAAATGGTGACTTGGGCCCTCGGTATAGGTTGAGAGCCACTCGCACCGCATAGTAGTGCAGGTAGCCATCGGCGTGCATTCGTTCAATCTTGCCTGCGTCTTTTTCGAGTAGAGCGATGGCCACTTCTTGCTCCAGGTCTTTTGCGTATCGCGGTGGTGCGATGTTCGTCGCAATCTGAGCCAGTGTGCCGGTGCTAACAAGTTTAGCAATGATTTGACGTGCCTCCACATTGGTCGCAAATATACATAGTATCTTTTGGTCTGATGTTGTGGTTCTGGTACGGCCTCACTTTGTCGAGCCACAGGTACTTGCCCTGATAACGCTGGATGTCTTGGATGACTTGAAGCGCATGTTGCACCGTTGAGTAGTGGCGGCGCATCAGTTCGCCCGCCTCCATCAGCGTCAGCTTCATCTTGAACTTGAGCAGGTACATCAGGCACTGGCGCGATTCGGTGATGTCGCGGTGGCGGTCTTGGCTTTGCATCTGACGCAATCCGATCTTAGTGTGCTTGGTCACTTGTTCGGCGTAGTAGTAGAATTCACGTTGTTGTTTGGTCATACGCCCATCAGTTCAATGCCTACGGCGCGGCAGAACTCCGCCTGCGACCTGATAATCTCGTATCGGAAGCCGTGGCTCTCTACCAGCTGCTGCCAGTTCTTCTGCGCCTCCGACTGCCTGCCCTTGGCGACCTTGAACTCAAGGAAGGTTACCGGGTTGGTCAGGTATGTCATATCGGCCACACCTGCGACCATGCCCATCCCTTTCAGGATTGCGCCCTGTATCGCATTGGCGGCGTTGTTGTGGTTCAAGTAGAGCAAGCCGTATTCACGCGGCTTGAGTTTGCAGAATAGCTTGAAGCAGGCTTTCTGCAAATTGGCTTCAGAATGGGATGCCATCTTTGTCTTCGGTTTGGTAGAACTGATTGCGTGGGTATTGATAGACCGATTGAACCTCGGCGAAGGTTGTGTAAATATCGATGAATTTCAGTTTACATTCACCGACCATTCCGTTGCGGTTCTTGGCGATTATGATTTCGGTGCTGTCATCCTCAAGCTCTTTGTCGTAGTATTTCGGCCTGTGGAGGAAGGTAACTGTGTCTGCGTTCTGCTCGATGCCTCCGCTGCTGCGTAGGTCGGAAAGCATCGGACGCTTGTTGGCGCGGCTTTCATTGGCGCGTGATAGCTGGCTCATCACGACCATCGGCAGCCTGTGTGCCTTGGCTATGATCTTCAGGTCGCGGGTTAGGTCTTCGAAGAACTGGTTCTGGTTAGCAATGTGGGCAGGTATTGACGGCGTTATGATCTGCAGGTAGTCGACGAATACGACCTCGGCGTTGGTGCGCTGGATGTAGCTTTTGATTTTACCGATGCGCATGTCACCGTCGTCAACCACGGTCATCGGCAGCTTGGCTATTTCGTCGCAGGTCTTGAATAGCTTATCGACCTGCTGATCTGACAGCCGGGCAGGTGTCTTGAGGATCATGGTGTTGTGAACTTCGGCAAGCTGCGAGAGCATGCGCACCACCAACTCTTCGTCGCTCATCTCCAGCGAGAGGAACAGGACGCGTTTGCCAGCCTTAGCCATGTTGACGGCCAGCGACAGGCTGAACGCGGTCTTGCCCATTGCAGGCCGCGCGGCTATGATGTTCAGCGTTGAAGGCATAAGGTAGCCAAGCACGTTGTCAACGGATGAGTAGCCGGTGCTGATGCCTGCCTCTGCCCTGCCTTCGCGTTTGTCTATCAGCTTAGTCATTACGGCTGATGCGGTGCGTTTCAGCGTTGGCAGCTGGTTGCCGGTGAGCATGGCGTCGAGCGCTTCGAGGTTCGAGGTGTGCAACTGCATGATCTCCAGCGATGACATGGCGTTCTGCTTCAGATGTTCGTTTGCGTCGAGTAGCGCCTGTCGCAACTTGCGCTTCACCCAGTCCTCGCAGTGATCCACGAGGTGGGTAGTCAGGTGCGCGTGGCCTGCCGCCTTCATGTCGATCTCGGTTAGTCGTATTGCCATATCCTTCGGAAATCGCTGATCCTTCTTGCAGGCTATTGCCAGCGTCATAATGTCGACAGGCTTATTTTCAATGTACAGCTGTTGCATCACCTGAAACAGTTGCTGCATGAGGGAGTCGTCAAAGAAGTCGACCTTGTTTTCAATGAACGCAATACCCTCCGCCAGCGCGTTGCGGTCTTGCATCATGATGCCTATGATGGTCGTATCGCTCATTGCACTGGAGGTTTACCAAGCTTTCGGCGGACTTCGTTTTCGTAGGCTATCGGGTCTTCCCACGGCTGCTTCTTGGGTAGCGGCTTTACGTCTTGGTATCTTACCCAATGGTTGAAGTGTCGTTTGTACTCGCTGATGTTGGCGTGCGCTTTGTCCGTCAGCTTGCAGTGGTTGTTGAAAAAGTCTATCAATCGAATTATCTCATCCTTTGTCGTTTTCAGCTGCACTGCATACAATTCAATAAAGGCAATGTCATTTATGCACGATTCGTGCGCATTATCATTAACATTATGATTTACATATGCATTTGCATTCTCATTTACATTCTCATTTACATTATCATTATCATTGGTTTTCTCTTCAGATAACCTAAACGCATTTAGGTTTTCCGATGTGGAAACCTGAATTGATTTAGGTTTTCCGTTGTCAAAACCTGATGTAGGTCTGCCACCCTTTTTGCCTCGGTCGTACTTCTCCTTTGAACTGTCAAGGTTTCCGCGTACCACTTCAAATAAAGCTTGCAGATGCGATGGTAGTTCCGGCTCTGATTCGTCCAGTGCGTAGCTAATAATCGCCATTAGGATTTGCAACCTTTCTGCGTCAGGCAGGTGCTGCACCGCGTTAAAAAAAGTGCGGTAGAAGATAAATGATTTTCTCATAGTTTATTGTTTAGGTAAAAAAAAGCCCCGACTGTTCGCAGGCAGTCGGGGCAGGCCAAGGTAGCGGCTTTGCTTACGTCAATGCTCACCTGCGAAAATGGGCATCAACTCTATTACAAATATAGCAATTATTCTCTCACCTCGCCACGCCTATCGTGATCATCTGCAACTATCCGCATCGCGTCAATGACCGAGTTATCCATGTACGTTGCGGCAATCGCAAGGTCGTAAAACAACTGCACGAGTTCAGTGGCAGTGAGGTCGCTGTCGTCACTTTCGATGCTGATGCGCTTGCCATCGATTTGCAGGCTTAGCTTTAAGCCAAGGTCAGAAGGGAAGGTCGCTGCCATTGTCTTGGATGTTTAGGTTATTGTGCGATTCTGCCTTCGGCTTGCCAGCGTAGTAGTCCGCGCTGTTCGGCGATGGCTGCTGCTTGACCTGCACGTTGCCGGCTAAGAACTCGCCCTTGGCACCTTGCTTGCGCCAGAGCGACACTTGGTATTCGATGCCGTTGAGCAGTAGGTTGCCCTTCCACGAGGGAGCGTTGGCATTGTCGGAGTTGTTGGTGAAGACGCTGATGTCGCCGTCTTTCTTTTGGTATGTACTCATAAAATTGTTTGGGTTTAATAATTGTTTTGGGTTAAGGTTGTAAAAATAGCGTTGGTTCATTGTAAATGTCGCACTCATTCTGGAAGGCGGCGTCATGGAAGAAGTCGAGCGGTGTCTGATCCAGCCATGCCTGCGCACTTTCTGTTTCACTGTCGCTCATCACGGCTTTTTTCCATTCAAATAGCACTGGAGGAACTTCCCCGACTTTGACTTCGGGTGTGGTTATGTCAAGTTTTATGTACTTGAAACTTGACACCCAAGCGTCAATGACGTCGATGCTGCCAGCGTGTTCGTTGCCCCAGTCGTGTGCCTCGTATTCGATGTGGATTATAGGTTCAATGAAGCCGCCGTCGTGCGGGATTGGGTAGAAGTGTTTGAAGGATCGTTCTCTGGTCATGGGTTGGTTTGGTTTAGGTGTTGGTTAACTTTTTCAAGAATCAAATCACCGATGTACTTGCGGCAAATGTCAGCGGTTTGCTGCCGATTGGCATGGGTATCGGCAGCGGCATCGGCATAGACAGCGGCAGCGGCAGCGGCAGCGGCATAGGCAGCGGCATAGGCAGCGGCATAGGCAGCGGCAGAGGCATAGGCAGCGGTACGGGCAGCGTCAGCGGCATGGGCAGCGGTATCTAATTCATCCCGCGACGCTCTACCCTGGCCAAAAGCTATGGCAACATCTACGGCTTTAATACTGCGCTCGTCAGTCATTAAATGTCGCACCGTGTTGGCACAATGCGCCTTGGCAAGGGTCAGCGGTTGTAATTCGACACCGCATTTTTTTGCCAGCCATAGCAGCCAATCGCCACGATGGCAGTCGGCTACGACCTGTTCAATTGTTTTATCGCCAGCCCAATCAATGGCGGTCTGGCAGGCATTAACGGAATGGAGGTACTTTTTGAAGGTTTTCATTGGTTGGTTTGGTTTAGTTTGGACATCATTGCGACGCACTTAGTACGCTCTTCGGTCACGCCAAGGTTGTAGGCGTTCTGCATGTCTTGCAGTGCGCTTCGGTACGCCTCCGCCCAGACCGGGTAGAGGCGCGCCGAAACTTCAGGCGATACGTTCTGGAATAGCTGGCCAACGAGCGTCACGACCTTGCCAAGCTGCATGTTGTTGTGGGATAGCGATACCATCGCTTCCACGCGTTCTTCAAGGCTCATCGGAAGGTTACAGTTAGAGTGGTCTTGGCTGGCTTCACTGGTACTACCGGCACAACTTCGCCAGTGTTCG